AGATTATTGATTTTATCAAAGATATTGAAGCTTTCGCCATCTGCCCCTTCAAAGGTAAACCATCCATTTACCTTTTCTTTGATATATTTAACTGGATTTTGCCAGAATTCACCTAATCCCGCTTTTATCTTATCCCAAGTTGGAAGTTCAAATTTCCATGCATTAAACTTATCAGAGATCCATGTCTTAGGATCTTTCATGAAGCCAATTAATCCTTCACGAATAGTATCCCATGACGGAATATCAATACCCCATGTTGCAAATTTATCACTAATCCATTTTCCAGTATTAACTAACCATTCAGGTAAAACCTTTTGCATTTCTTCCCATGTAGGAATACTAATAGTCCAACCTAATAGTTTTTGTCTAAACCATTCAGCACCTTCAAGTATCCAAGAAGGGAAAAAATCTTTAATCTCTGTCCATGTTGGAAATGATATGGCCCAGGAATTAAATTTTGATTGGATATATGTTAATGGATTATCCCAAAATTCACTAAATCCAGCTTTAATCTCTGTCCATGTTGGTAATTCTAATTTCCAATTAGATACAATATTAGAGATATAATCTTTAGGATTTGTTAAAAATGCATTGAATCCAGCTTTGATTTCTGTCCAAGTTGGTAACTTTAATGCCCATTCATCAAACTTCCCTTTGAACCAAACACCAGCATTAATTATCCATTGAGGTAATTGTGCTTGAATATCTGCCCATGAAGGAATAGATAAATTCCAATCAGAGAATTTAGTACCCCACTCTAATTTGGTCCATTCAGGTCTAATAGATTCCCAAGTAGGGATAGATAAATTCCAATCAGAGAATTTAGTACTCCACCATTCTAATTTAGTCCACTCCGGTCTAATAGATTCCCAAGTAGGGATATTAAAAGTCCATTCACCCCATTTAGTACTCCACCACTCTAATTTGGCCCATTCCGGTCTAATAGATTCCCATGAAGGAATAGATAAATTCCAACCAGAAAACATGGTAGTAATATAACCCTTAGGATCTTTCCAGAAAGCACTAAAGCCTTCTTTGATTTCAGTCCATGTAGGTAGTTTTAACTTCCATGCATTGAATTTTTCACCAATCCAATCACCAGCATTAGCTAACCATTGAGGTAATTTTTCTTTAATAGTATTCCAAGAAGGGATTGTTAATGCCCATGCATCGAATTTACCTTTAAACCAAACACCCGCATTTACTAACCATTGAGGTAATTCAGCCTGAATTTCTGCCCAAGTAGGGATAGACATCCTCCATTCATTGAATTTTGTTTTAATATACCCTAAAGGATCTTTCCAGAAAGCACTAAAGCCTTCTTTGATTTCAGTCCATGTAGGTAGTTTTAATGACCAACCAGAAAACATGGTAGTAATATAACCCTTAGGATCTTTTAAAAATGAATTAAAGCCTTCTTTGATTTCAGTCCATGTAGGTATTGATAAAGTCCAACCTGATAATTTCTCTTTAAACCAAGTCCCTGCTTCTATTATCCATTTAGGTAATTGTGCCTTTATAGTATCCCAAGTAGGGATAGTTATTGACCAACCAGAAAACATACCAGTCCACCACTCTAATTTGGTCCATTCAGGTCTAATAGATTCCCAAGTAGGGATATTAAAAGTCCATTCACTCCATTTAGTGCTCCACCACTCTGCTGTGGTCCATTCCGGCAAGTTCCAATTATCGAAATTAAAGAAGTCTTTAGTTGATTGCCAAGCATCTGATACCCATTTCTTTAAATCACCCCAACCATTATTAATAAAATCAAATACAAGAAGACCAGCTGCAATAATAGCCATCCAACCAAGCTTTAATGCTTTAAGTCCTTTTTTAATATTATTAAAGAACTTCATTATTTCCTTTAAACCTTTAGCTTTAATAGCACCTAATGCTTTACCGGGGGCATCCTTAATTTTAGTTGCAACTTCTCGTGCTGCCCGGGCCATATCAATCTTTTTCTGCTTTATCTCTTCAAAAGCTCTTTCTTGATGTTCTTTACGGGTATCATTAAGGGTTTTACCAATATCTTCAAGAGATGAACGCATTCCCTCAAATTTATCTTTTAAGTTATTAGCAATTTCAGCTGGTAAAGCTGCTAACATCAAAGCGTTATGTTCTTTACGGGTATCATTAAGGGTTTTACCAATATCTTCAAGAGATGAACGCATTCCCTCAAATTTATCTTTTAAGTTATTAGCAATAGCAGCTGCTAACATCTCTGGAGTTTGTCCAAAAAAGCGTTCAATTCCCTTATTTTTTATCCTTACCGGTAATGCTATTGCTTCAGCCATGTTTTTGTTTATCCATCTCTTCTTTCTGTTCTTTTAGATACTGGAGTAATAATGTAATATATACATGTCTTTCCCACGGTACCATACTCTCTATTTCATGAAGATTATAATTATGATGTTGCATCAATGAAAAATTGGTTTCGAGAAGAGTCTTCAAATCATAATCGAAACTTAGACGAAAAAATTATATAATCCTTCTAACTTAATATGATTATCATGTCCACATTGTGGACATTTCATATCAACCTCTGTATATACAGTAGGCATATTAGTTAAGAATTCTTGGATTTTAACGAAGGCATTTTCACCTAAACCTTCTAAAAATTCCATTTTCTCTTTTAACTTATAATCATCCGCCTTATAAATTGTTTCCCCTTCATAAATTGTAACAATCAATTGCGCAATTAATTCAAACATCTTAGTAAAATCTGAAGATGATTCAATTAGATTATTCATCTTAGCCATAGTTGGATAAGACAATTCCATCCCAATAGTATCTGTAACCTCGATAATATTAGCCTTTTTATCTAACTTATCAATTCGAACAGAATCTAAATTAATATCAATCTCTAATTCAAAATCACATTCTTCGCAATTTCTCTTAGCATGAATTACATCAGATATTGATTTCTTCCTAAGTTGGATAAAGATATACTCAATATCAAAGTAAGGAAGATTATCAATATTATTAACTTTACCAAACGTACAATTAGTAATTATTTGTTTGATAGCATCTACCATCGATTCCTGATCTTCAGATTCTAATGCTAATAGTAGAATCTTTTCTTCCTTTACAGTAAACGCTCTATATTTAATACGTTTTCCTGAAGAAGGAATATTCAGATTAAAAGTTGGCTGATCAATAACAGGTAAACTCATTTCATTTTCTCCAATTATATAATTATATAGTATTTTTATTTATACACTAGTTAACTCAATTTCTTTTGTTGGTTAAGACAAACTAATATCATTTGTGGTCCATGTTCTAAATGTAAAGTTCACGGTGAATGTCATAATAGCACCTTGAGCTGAGTACATTAATGGACTAATGGCATTAGGATACAATTCATTAAATTGAAATTCCCTTGTAGCCATTAGTTGACGATCTAATTGATGGACACTACAATTACTAATATAGTTATCATAATACTCCAATACATCTAATCCAGGAAGAACTGATTGTAACCAATTCTCAAATAACATATAGATATTCAGATCTGGGCTATCATAGAACTCAACCTGCATATCGGATGAATATCCAGTATCAATACCAATCTTCCTGGTGAATCCCTCAGTATTTCTATCCCATTGGGTAACATTCATACCAGAGAATGACATAGATTTAACAAATACTTCAATATCATCTAATAATGGTTTATGATCATCTGACCACGCTAAAGTATTTGGGAGATTATTTAATTTCCATAAGAAAAGATTGGTTCGACCAATATCATTTTTTAATAGATTAGCCTTATAATCATCTATAGTAGATACGGGAGCGGAAGCATGTTCTTTTATACTTACTGCTCTATTATATACATTACCCATTTATGCGCTCCTTTGCAATATTAAAATAATCTTGATCTAATTCTATTCCAATAAATGAGCGCTTGAGGTTTTTAGCTGCAACGCCAGTTGAGCCGCTACCCATAGTAAAATCTAAAACTGCTTCGCCTTCGTTGGTGTAGGTTTTAATTAAGTATTCCATCAAAGCAACTGGTTTTTGGGTTGGGTGGACAGATTTAACAGAAGATCCTGCATTGCTTTTAACTATTATTGTCTTGGGATACCACTTGTCATATACCTTCTCTTTTAAAACAGATTTCTTGCCGCCCATTATGTCAGTTCGCCCATATTCCCTTGTTTTTCTTACTTCTATTTTGTCTGTAGGGCGATCAACCATTTGAGGGTTATATGTCGGTGCTTTTTTATAAAACACGGCAATGTCTTCGTGTTGTGCCATTGGTCGTTTTTTTGCAACAAGATGACCTCTTGCTGTCACCTTATCCCACACCCAACAATACTTAAACATCTTCATGTTTGATGCAATCAGCGTAGTCGTAAACGGCTGGCTTGCCGTCATGACAATAGCCCCTCTCGGCTTAATAACCCGCTTCAACTGCTCCCACATCGGTTCAAGCGGAATGATGCTATCCCACTTGCAAGAAGTCGTTCCATAAGGTGGATCAGTCAAAACCATATCAACCGAACCGCTTTCTATTTCTTTCATTCTTTCCAGGCAATCGCCTTGCATTAAATTAAGCATTCTCTATGCGCTCCAAACTTGTTTCTGACTAGCACCTTGGAAAGATGCTGTAGGAAGATATATTGTATTCTCCCATTCAGTTGGTGAAATCTCAAGGATCTTTGTTTTAACATGTGAATATAGATAATGGTGAACAGTCTTTTCAATCATTGGTATCTTTTTTACTTTACCCCAGTCAATATCGAATAAATCCTTTTCTGTTAATAGATCTGGATCTTTCTTTCCAGTATACTTTAACATGGCTGTGAAGAACCTGTCTCGATCTGCAGGAGATAGATAATGTACATTTAATCCTAAGAATCCTTGTTTTGCTGGACCAAGAAGAATAATAAGGGGATGCTTATCCCAATATGGTAGAGTTTGTTTGTGTTTTGCATCATACACAAATGTATACATTCCACCAACTTTTGGTTTAGATACTACTCTATATTTGTCTAAACTCTTTTCAATAGTATCCTTAAACCATTGAATAGAACCTTTAGCCTTTCCTTTCTTGGAAGCACTTTTTCTAGTTTTGGCAGATGATCTTACCCGGGATAAACCAGATGATTTTTTGGTAAGTTCAGCAGCAACTGCTCTTTTAGCCATCTGGCCAGTTTTACCAGATTTGGTTACCTTACCCCATTGAGCACCTAACCAACGGTACTTTTGTCCATCAGCTGTAGTAGAGATTGTGCCTTTTTTAATCTTAGCCATATTATATATTTATCCGCGCTTCAATGTTTTCTCGGTAAGGATAACGAACTGCCATCCCTTCTTCTTACAATACTTCATAGCAGCCTCCCATTTAGCCTTATTAACAAGGAATGTTGTTACTTCATTAGCATATCTTCTAGTCTTTCGACCAGATTTAGGAGGTTTTGGTGGTTGAGTTTGAGCAAGAGGTTTAATCTCAGCTAAAAATACTGTTCCATTCCTCTTTTTTAACCAGAGATCAACAAAATATCGATGCATTCGTCCATCAACTGGTGATCGGTATGGGATAATAACTTCTTCTGAATTCCATTCCACTATATCAGATGATCTATCTAACCACTCAAAGGCTGTACGCTCCCATGAAGAGCGATAAATAATATTATGGGAGTCCCCACGATATTTCTTCTCGTTAAGAGGACGCCATTGACCTTGAATAAATTTTGTCATGTAGGATAAATATAATATAGAATCATTAATATTTATAGGAACTCATATGGCAATAGTTTCAAAATCAGATATCTCAATGAAGGCTGAAGCATTTAATGAAGGCGCATCTGATGAGGGCACAGGATTTTTTCAATATAATTATCCATATTCAAGAGAAGATGGAATGAATCATTATGTAAATTTTAGATTCATTGAATTATATGAGCAAAAGGCAAGTGCTAGACATAATCCAGAGACCGCCGAAGCAACTAATGCTAAAAAAGGTAGAAAAACATTAGGTTCTATTACTATGTATCAACCCGGTGGTATTGGGGTATCATATGCCCAGAATTGGGATAAAACTGATGGCATGCTAGCCACTTATGGTTCAGCCGCTAATAAATTAACTGCTGCTGGTACAGGTATTGATATGGCATCAACTGCATTAGCTCAAGCAGGTGTTGGTATTGCTAGAGGATTATATACTGCTAATATGGCAGCTGAAACTGGAATTGCAATTAATCCATTTCTTGGGGTTAGTTATATTTCACCAGATTTAAGATCACAAAGCTTCACATTCAATTTCACTCCTAGAAATGAAGCAGAAGCTTTCGAAGTAATGAATATCATTCACTCATTCAAATATTATACCCATCCTCAATATGCGAATGCTATTTCTAATATTACTCAACGCATATTTGGATCAAATAAAGATGAAGGGGCAACAACTAAAGGGGTAAGTAAGAAGGATGCAGGTCTGCTCAAGGATCTTGGCAGTGACGTTTCGGGAACAGCTGGAAAACTTAAAGCTATTGGTGATAAGTTTGCTTTGAAAGCCCCAGCAATATTTGATATTAACTTTATTGATGCCTCTGGTGGAGTAAATGAGAATCTATATAAATTTGGTCCTGCAGTATGTACAGATGTATCATGCAATTATTCCCCAGCAGGTGTCTGGCGATCATTTAAAAATGGTGTACCTACTCAAGTAGATCTTTCGTTATCGTTCCAGGAAATGGAAATCCTCACGAAAGATAAGATTGATGGAGGCTTCTAATGAGTAAGAATCTATTCAAAGTACATCCCGCTATTATATATGATGATAGAAAGATCAGAGATATATTTAGGAGAGCTCGGGTAGATCTACAAGATCAATTGTCCTATATGTATAAGCGTATTTTAACTGATCATGATACCCCTGAGTTATTAGCATATGATATTTATGGAGATGTTAATAAGCATTGGGTGATTCTTTTATTTAATAATGTTATTGATCCTCATTTCGATTGGTTATTGGGTGAGAATGAGGTTACTCGATTAGCTGAAGAGAAGTATGGCATATCTAATTTAGATAATATTCACCATTATATAAATGATCAAGATGAGCCTGTATGGGATGATAGAGCTGATGATCCAGTAACTAATAATTTAACGGCTGTGACAAATCTTCAACATGAAGTTAATGAGAATGAGAAAAAGCGAGAGGTTTATATTTTAGATCCAGGATATGTTGATGAATTTATTGAGCGATATGAGGCTACAATTGCATGAGTGATAGGCCAGAAAAATCCTATACGTTAAAGACTTTATCAATTATTAATGCTTGGGGTGATCCAACAGATATTTCAGCATTAATACAGAGTATTACTATTAAAGAGAGTATCTTTACTACGGGTACTCGTGGTGTTATTTCTATGATGGATGATGTTGGATTAATTGAAATGCTTCCATTATTTGGGGAAGAGCAATTAGAGATTGAATTCAATACAACATTTCTAAAAGAGGATAATCCAAAGTATAAGAAAACGTTTAATATTTACCGAATCGATCAAGGTAAACAGCATCGTGGTAAATCTCGTACATATAATATTCATTTCATCTCTCCAGAAGTAGAGATTAATTATAATACAAAATTTAGCAAATCATATAAAGAGAAAACCTCTGATGAAATTGCTAAGGATATATGGACAAATATATCCGATTCTGAATTGGAAACTGAGGAATGTATATCATCCCCAAGATTAATTGTACCTTATTGGAATCCATTTAAGGCTATTCAATGGCTAAATGAGAATAGTGTTGGTACATATAATGACTATAATGATTTTGTATTATATGAAGATAGGGATGGTTGGAAGTGGAAAACTATTCGTTCTTTAATGAAGGGAGCGATTAATCAAACCCTAAACTACATTGCTTATCGTCAGAATTCTGATGTAACAACGAAAAACATTATTGAGGATATTAGATATCCCCGTTTATTTGATACAGTACAATCAACTAAAGATGGCTATTATGGTCAACAGAGAATGACATATTCTCTTATTGATAAGAAAACAGATATTGAACATACTCTATTAGATAATAGTAAGTATTGGAATCTTCCACATTTACCTGAAACAAGTAAACCAAAAGTCAATTCTAGAGGAATGGCGTGGGATCAGGAATTTAATGATGTAACTGGAACTGGAAATCTAATCTTTGGTGATAATGAAACATATAATAAATTATCTAATGCCATAGCTGATTATAGCTTTATTGGTAATGATTATGAAACTATCTATCAAGGTAAACATCAAAATAGATTAATAAGAAAACAATTACTTGCGGCTATAACTAATAATACAACAATTGTGACTGTTCCGGGTAATACAGCACAATTCGTGGGATCTGTAGTGGATTTGAATCTTCCTTCTATGCGTGATACAGAACATGATAAAGCAATGGAAAGAGATATATTAAACGCTGGTAAACATCTTGTTACTGGTATTACCCATACTCTTATTAATGATAATTATACTGTTGATTTGGAGATTCGCTCTGATTCTACATTAACTAATTTTAATATAAGGTAATATATTATGTTTCAAGGAATGGATGGATTTATTTGGTTTTGGGGTGTTGTAGAGGATCGTAATGATCCATCTATGCTTGGCCGTATTAAGGTACGGATCCAT